ATCGGCACTAAGATCGACCAGATGCAGAAGGACCATGTAGCCCATATCAATGCTCTTGTGCAGAAGTATGGTGAGCAGGACGCGGAAGGCAAGCCCGTGTTTGAGTACCAGGGCGAAGGCGAGGATCGCAAAGCAGTGGGCTATAAGCTCAAGGATGGTGATGCGTTTGAAGTCGCCATGAAAGAATACCTCAACTCCGAGTTCGAAATTGAGGTATCCCCTATTTTATCTGTCGATCTTAGAGACGTGAAACTCAGCGTTCATGAAGTCATGGCTCTTGAGCCATTCATCGCTGACTACGATAACGTCTAAGACTTCTTTTCAAGCATCTTAGCTTTACGGACTGCCATCAGATCATCCATAGATTCGATGGCAGTTTTCTTTTTGTCGAGGATCGCCATAGCTGCTTTCATGCGAGCCGGGTCAGCCTTGATCTCCGCTGCCCGGAGAAGGTCGTTTGCGTCGCACTCGGCCTTCCACTTCGAGTCCATCCCCTCTTCGCCCTCGTCCTCCGATTCCATCTCGGACTCGTTCTCCATCTCGGGGGCTTCTTTCTCTTCCATTTCCATCTCTTCTTTTTTCATTTCTCAGACTCCTTTTTCCTAAGCATTTCAAGCCAGATTTGCGGTGGGACTTTTTCACTTACAGTCTGCAACCCTTCTCCGAGAGACTCAAGTGCGAGTCCCCCTTTAGTTTTAGTAGAAGTAAGTCTTCCAATATCACGAGCCTTTTTAAGAGCCATAGCTCCCATAGCAATCGGCTGACCGGAGGCTACTGCGGCTCCAGTGCCCATTACATCAACCGCACTTGGGAGAACTCCGGTTCTGGTCATCTCTTGACCCGCAAGTTTATTGAGTTCTTTTTGAGCGAACTTGGTAGTTACTCCGTAGTCCTTCTTAGTTGCGAGGTAGTCTGCAAACTCTTCTGGACTTAGGGCTGCTTTAACAGCATCGTCTTCGGACTTGCCTAGAGCTTTGGCAAGTGCCCTGCGAAGTTGGGCTTCTGCCCTTTCAGGGCTAGACTTGAGAGCGTCAAATGCTGAGTCTCCTCCAGCCATATCGAGGTTTACCCGCTTAACAGTGGCAAGCTCAGATGCAGTCTTAGGAGGCATTGTGGCGTAGCTATCGAGGATCTCCTGAAGGTTATCCGCAATGCTCATCATCTTAGGGTCAGAAGCAGTCCGGTACTTTTGAATGACTTTTTGAGCTTCATCAAAAGACTGTGGCTTTTCAAGAGTTCCTGCCATATCAGCAGCAGCTCGGTAATCACCGATCTTAGCACCGAGAGATTCATTGATATTCGCTGCTTTTTGGAGCGCCTCTTCTGCCGATCCCTTAAATCCTTCGGACTTTAGAATATCTGCAATAGATCCTTTTCCGTAACGGGTAGCAAGTGCTCGATCAGCTTTCTCAAAAGCAGACTTATATGCGGCAGTACCCGCTTTAGAGATACCTTTTCCTGCAAGCCCCAATGCTTCTCCGAGTGGATTAAGCGCAGCTCTTGCACCTTTTGCTGCCATCCCAGCTCCCTTAACCATTGGAAGCAAATAGGTAGCAGGATCAAGTGCAACGTCACCTACAACTCCAGCAGCCCCCCTAGCCGTAATGTCCATCATGCTATCTTTTTCGATAGCTGGGACAATATCTGCTAGAGAGTATCCGGCAGGGACTCCTGCTCTTTCAAGAAGCTCTGCCGACCCTGGGACTTTTCCAGTCATGATCTCCTCAGGGCTTACTAGGTCTTTACCAACGATAGGTTCAAGAGCTGCTGCAACAGTACCCCTACCGAGTCCTCCAGTATAGTTAAGTGCTTGCATGGCCCTATCAAGAACCCCCGGTTCTTCTTTAATAGGAGCAGGTTGTTCTTGAGCAGCTAATGCCTCAAGTTGGGCAAGCTCCTCAAGCTCTGCTAGTTCTTTCAGTTCCTCTTCTTTACTTGCCATACTTAGCCTTCAGCTCCTGGAGTCTTTTCTTTTGGGCTTCGGACATTCCAGCGGCAGGTTTTGCTTCTGCTTCTTGAATTTGTAATTTCTTTTCAAGATCAGAATAAATAGGTTCGGCAACAGAATATGGGAATGTAACTCTAATATTCTCTAAATGACCCATACCTTCTTGAACTGCTCTTTGTCTTGCCCCTCTAATTTTAGCTAAAAGACCTTCTTTACCTCCCGATAAAGCATATCTTCCAATACCCTTTAGAGAAGTAGGGCTTTCTCCAAGTGCTCCTCTAATCATTTCAATATCAGGGCCTTGTAATGCTCCTAAGTTAGCTGCTTCTTTCCATGCTACTTCTGCATCTCTAAAGGCACTATCGAGTTTAGCTTTCTCTTCTCCTGTAAGTTCTGCTCCAGTTTTATTAACAAGCTCTTCAAGCCCAGCCAGCTTTTTATTTAGAGTTCCAATATTTCTAGCTTTTTTAGCCTGCTCAGAAGTATTGACTGTGCTTCTAATTCTCAATTCTTGATTTTTTTCAGACATAGCAAGTTGCCCTGCTTTTTTATCTTCCATCATGGTCTTCAGGAAATTGATCTGATCGTCGGTAAGTCCACCCTTAGCAGTGGTCAATTCCTTCTGAAGTTTGCGAAGCATCTCGGTGCGATCTTCCGGGCCTTCAGTTGGGATTGTTACTGTGGTCGATCCGTACTGACGCATGGCCTGAGCAAATGGGCGAAGATCAAGACGACCAAGAACTCCGGCTTGTTCTTGACGGGCTTGTTCCTTTGCTACGGCTTGTTTGAGAGCTTCGATCTGCTCCGACTGGCCTCCCATAGACTTCTGCATCAGTTGGTACATCTTCTGCTGCATTTCGGCCTGGGACATTTTCTGAGGTTGGATCTCTTCAGCCGTTACTTCAGGTTGTACGGGGGTTTCCTTGATTGACTGAGCAAGAGCTTCACCACGAGCATAGCCGTCCTTAAACTGCTGCATCATCTCCGGGTCTGCGAGCATCTCTGCAAAGCTAAGGGGCTTCTCCATGATTACTTTCCTCCCATAGAAAATCTGCTGGCTGCTCCTGGGACCATACGATTCCAAGAGAACTCAGAAAGAGGCTTATTAAAAGATTCAATACCTTGTTTAGTCGCCTCATCAAGTCCCTGACCACCCACAACTCCCAAAGAAGTTTGTTGTCCCCCAACCATGAGGTTAGGATCAAGCGATCCAGTAGGAGCGGCAGCAGCCACATCGGACGCTTTGAAAAGACCTGCGTTCTGAAGCGCAGCGGCTTGTCCGAGGGCGTTTACAGCTCCTCCTGCCATTTCACCCCATACGCTAGGAGCGGCGGTCGAAACCTGAGTGCTAGGACCCCTTCCAGTCCAAGGAGATGCTTCGATCTCAGCAGCACGCATTTGAGCTTCTGCCTGTCTTTGTTTTGCTTGTTGATTAGCCCTCAGGGCTCCCATACCAGCATTCAAACCACCTAAAATTAACGCACCTGTAAACGGATCCATGTTTATGCTCTCCCTTCAAAACTAGTTTCTGGTAAATTTGATAGGCATTCAAAATCAATAGTTTCATTTTCTTGATTATTACTGATAGCTGCCATTTCTTCTACTTTTTTATTTTGTTCTTCAACTGCTCTTAAATAAGCTCTATCAGAGCATTCAGGCCAAAACTCTTGAATTAGATTGAGCACAGTTGATTTGAATAGAGCTGAAGCAGCTTCGTATTCCCCTGATCGAAGTAGAGATACAAGAGAATCATTAAACCACTTAAATCCAACCCAATCAAAATTAGAAACATTCATCTTTTCAATAAGTGTCCCACACTTACGAATATAAAAAACAGAAAGTCTTAAATTATTCATAGCAAAGTGAATTTTCATCTTAGTAAGAAGTTTTCCTTGATCCCTTGGAAGTTTAACATGTTTTGAAAATTCAGAAATTATCCAACATGAGCCTTTAGGGGCAGAGTCTCTAGTTGCTTGAGCAGTAGCTTTAGTCGCCTCAACCTCTTTCTGCTTCTTCCACTTTTCAAGGTTAAATTGCTCCACATCCTTAACTGTGCCCATGAGATTCTGAAGATTCTTCTCTTTGACAGCTTGACCAAGAGAATACCCTTTAGACTCAAGTTCGCCTCGTTGAGTAGCTGCTTGACGACCAAGCTGTTGCTGGCCCATGAGAGCATCGCGCATAGAGAACCGAGACAGAAGAGCCTGGTTTCCACCCCGCATACCGCCACGAGAAGCCATCTGAGCACGTTGCTGTGCCTGCTGTTGAGCAATTTGTTGCTGGAGTGTATCGGCTGCTCCGGCTTGTTCGGTGGACAACCGTCCACGTTCTGCTTCGAGGAACTTCTCAGGCCCTTCAAGCTGGAACTCTTCCCGAAGGCCGATCTTTCCATCCGGTCCTTTAGTAATCGGATCGTAGGTCAGTTTAGGCCCCTCATTCATGAGTTGCTCTTGACGCTGTTTTTCCTGTGCAAGACGTTGTCTCTCTTGCTCAATCTGCTGATTTTGAAGATCAATCTGCTGTTGAAGAGAAAGAATTTGTTCCGCACTCATCGGTGCTGCTGGAGCCTTACTTTCTGGCTTTTTATAGCCAGGTAGTTGAGATAAATCTAAGCCCCAAAATGGATTATCGCTCATTAGTAAAATCCTCCCCCGAATCTCCAGTCATCGTAATCACGATAGAATGTAGTGTCTTTAAGTACAAAGTTGTCCTCATCAGGGACCCGAGCCGTAAGCGTATCGACCATCTCAGCCTTCATACGCTCAAGGTCAGACCCCGCTTGCCCTGCGTCCGGATGCCCCTCTTTTGAGAGACACTTCCACCGGACAAACTGCACAAGCACATTAGTGAACTCAGGAATATCACAAACGTCGCTGTCCTGTGTAAACCTTTTTGCGTTTCGGATGTACCACATGGTGATATTGCTGTTGCTATCCTGCGGAGTCGGATAGAGCGTGAGCTTGAGCCCTGCGGTCGAGTCATTGATGATGACATAGGCATAAAGATCGGTGGACTGGATATAGAGAATGTCCTCGATCTTTTTAAGCCTCCGGATCTCATACTTGAGCGATCCGTTGTCATTGTAGAGAATCTTCCGAATCTTCTGCGCGTAAATGTCGGATGGCAGTGCGTACCCCGGAGTATTGGCAGTGATCGGGAATACGGCATTGGTGAGAAAGTAGTCCTCGTAGATATTGTGGATCGAGGCTTCGATCATATCCACCGCTTCGTTGAAGTACGAGAGCATCTCATCAGCGGTGATAAATGTCTCGTCCTCAAGGTCGAGCTCCTTCTCCAAGTAGGCTTTTAAGTCTCCGTAAGTAGGACTATACACCGATTGTCTCCTCCGTATAACGACCGATAAACGCCCTCACTGTCATGGGGCTAGTGCTAACCGTCGCATCAAATACAATGTAGGTGCTGTCGAAGTTAGCGTACTTAAATGTAATACTACCATTTATGACCGAAGTGACAATGACATCCGTGGGCACAAAAGTGAGCTTGTGCTCAAGCTGGACGTTGGTCCCGGTCTTGGTAGCCTGGAACTCGATAAACCGCCACTGGCCCTTCAGGTAGGGAGATCCATTAAAAATCTCCCCAAAGGTCTTGAAGTTCTGCTGGATATACGGGTCCTCGATCTGGGAAACGTAGAGCTTCTTCTTCATGCGTTCCCCCCGCTAGAGTCCTGCTCGGTCCGGTAGGTCTTGAAGGACTGGTCGGTAAGCGGTGCGTAATAAAGGATGTAGGAGAGGATATTGAAAATCTCCCCCTTCGGATAGCCTTTGATGACGTACTTTACATTAGATCCTGCGGGCTGAAGAGTAGTCGGGTCAAGGTAAGTAAGCTGAGTATTCGAATCACGAGAGAGGATTTCATAGCCCTTGGTGTACCCGTCAGTGTCAAAATAAATAAAGTAGTCGGCAATCTCGGTCGGCCAGGTTCCAGTAATCGTCACCGTTTTGGCAGTGCTGTTGACCGTCCCGGTCCCGAGAGTGTCAGAGTTGTAGATATTAGTAAAGGCTTGAGTAATCTCGATCTGTTTGAACGAGCACCTCAGAGACTTTGCGGGGAATCGGCGCATCTCTTCAATCAAGTTGAAGAAACTCCAATATGGTAGCTCATCGCCCCACACAGGCTCAGGGTCGCCCCAAAGCACATTTCCCCGGTATCGGATTTCTAACAGATCCTTTGCCGCACTTGAGTCGTCGTTGATGGATCGGATCTGAACCGATACGTTAGTTACGTTCTGCATGGAAAGGAGCATCTTCGGGACCCACTTCCGAACCATGGGAAGCCCGAAGTTGAAGATGGTCGAAACATAACGGGGAACAATGGTCTTACGAGTCCATTGTGAGTAAGGCACGAGAGTGTTGATTTCAGGATCAGTAGTGTAAGCGGAGCTATGCTTGAACACATAGCCACGGCGATCTGCTCGGATCAGATCACCCTGATAGTAAATGATAGCAGTAGGGCTAAAAGAAGCTCCATTAGATCGGGTGGTAAAAGTGCAACTTTCACTAATACCCCAGCGAAGGTCGAGTGTAAAAAACGCATCATTGTCCGTAGCCGAATTGTCATACGTCACCGCCCAAAGGATATTGTTCTCAGTGGTGTCGTAGGTCGCATAGATCCTGGACTTGCGAGTGTTATTCGACACTAGCTGCTTATAGCGTTCATTGATCGAGTCAGATACCTTCTTAAAGCTAAAGCCATCGGTCCAATAGAATCCGTCATCCCCCGCCCAAAACACCCCGTACCGGGTCTGGACGATGGAGTTATGGCTCATACAGCCTACCGTCTTAGTAATGTCCTCAAAAGTCACCTGCCCCTGCCCAAGCTCATCGTACTGACCATTCAGCCGATAAACCCGCTTGTTCGTGAAAACAAGCGGGTTATCGGTGTAACTAGACAGCCCTACGATTTCCTCTAATACGTCAACCGTAAGTCCGATGGGACATGAGTCGGGATCGCCCTGAATTGATTGTCGGATTTGGTTCTTAAAAAACTCGGACCCCTCTTTGATGTTAGCGTAGTAAGCCACGCCGTTCACAATGTGAACGTACTTACAAAGAGGAGGAGGGTCGTAGTCAAGCGTCCCTCCGTTCGAGTAAAGAAGCAGATTAGTAGTAATCCCACCGTCTGCAAAGTTGTCAACAAAGGTAGTCGTGCCGTTGGTCACTTCTCCGATCTTATAGAGAGTAAGACCATTATTGATGGTACGGTAAATATAGACCTTAACAGCGGTTGTTTCGTAGTTAAGGGTCGCCCCGTTAGACAGTACAGGTATGCCAGAAACAGAGGCGGTAACAGTTGCAGTAACCGCAGGTACGTTCGTGCGAGCAACATAAGTGACAGGACCGTAGTCTTCATACTGAGTGGTCCCCACGGTGTACTGGTAGAAGTAGTGAAAAGCGTAAATGTAGTTGTTAAGAGGAGACGTGACCGCCGTGAAGTTGATCGTCGTATCGCCCGTGCCGGATACCTTAGTGAGCGTCCCGCTTGCGGGGACCGCTCCGGTAGAAGTCGTGGTAAGCGTAGTTCCAGCGGCGATGGTAATCGTCACGGTAAACTGCGATCCGTTAGCAGCCTGGTACACAGCTCCGGCAGTGGCGTTAGCTGCTGTGACAGTAAAGGTCACGGTAGCTGCAACAGTAGAGACTACGGCAGGGGAGCTTGCAAGGTCTGGGAGTCCCGCAGTCCTAACCTGCTCCACTCCGGCTCCGTTGCGAAAAATCTTAATCGGGCGGGAGTATTCGGAGTTGGTGGCGTAGGTGTGATCGTTCCACTCGGATGAGGCCATGAATGAAGCAGTAGTGCCCGCTTCAAAAGCAGAGTTCGAGGTAGGCCCGACAAGCTCAGTCCATGCCGATGCGCCTGGATACCAGATTTTGCGTCCCGAGTTTACAAAGAGGTTCGGGGTTACGGTCTTAAAGAGTCCGGTGATCCGGACGTTCCCGTCTGGAACTTGAGGGTAAAGGGAGCTGAAAATATCGCTTCCATGTACCGTCTCAAGTTTCTTGTTCTTGTTGATGGTAAAGTTCTCAAGCTCTGCCGATTGATTCGGTTGAGCATCGAGGGTGTAATCCGTAATTCCCCCTGAGAAGTCACCAACTACAAGTTGTTGATTGGATAAAGGCATTACTTAAATACCGCCGAATAGGTGAGGGTGTTGTCTGGCCCGAAGATGCGGAAAGAAGTTGCACTAAGGCGGGTAATGCTAGGAGTGATGATCTCGCCTGTGGAGAGCTTAAACAGGATCGAGTAGCTGTCCATGTTATAGCCCGCAGGAACGGTCACGTCCTGACGGTAGCGTCCAGCAACGTCAAGTACCCAAGATGCGGCTGGGATCGACACAGTACCCGCAGTAACGCTCGCTCCAGAGATGGGTGCAGAGTTAACTCCATCGTGAGCATGGTCGTTAAGCTGTTGGATATTGTCGTTTAAGGCAGGAAACCAGGTCGAGCCCTTATCGCCATTCTGAGGCTGAATGTATCCGTAAGTAAGTGTAGTAGCCATCGTATCTCCTGTTAGTGGAGGCTATGACCTGCCTCAAACTGTTATTTAATATATCCTACCTAAAATCCTATGGTATGAAAAACCTTTTTCCCGACTTTGGAGCCATAATCTGAACATGAAGCCACCCCTTCGTGTAGTCGGGGTGCTCGCACCATAGACCGATCCTCCGAAGCACGTCCTCGTTGTTCAAGCACCATACCCCGAGCTTTCCGGCCCGGTCGAGAATGTCACAGGCTGCGCCCGCTAGGTGCTTTGACGCGGTGGCTTTAGACTTGCCCTGAGCGATCAGTTCGGCCTGTTTCTCGTCGGATCTGAGCCCCGAGGTCACGACCATGGGCTTTCCGTAGGCTTCCCTGAGCTCGTTCATGCGTTCGAGCAGGGTGTTTAGGTTCTTTTCGATTACATCGTTCACCGGATACCCGTGAGGGTTAAGTTCCTTCATGCTAATCATTCAAGCCCCCTTTGAGCTGCGTCTAGGTCGATTTGGCACTTCATATAGGCTTCTTTGAGCCGGAGGAACTCGGACGTAAAGAGCACCATGCAGGGTGCTTTATTGTTGTCCGTAGGAGAACAGAGCTTTAGCAGGAGATCCTGGTCGGAGGTAGGGCCGATCAGTTTCCCGTCGTAGGAGTTGGCATCGAGAGCATAATACTTGAACGGAAACAGGTTAGAGGCCAAACACGCGGAAAGAAGCAGCCCAGATAGAAACCCTGCCACTATTTTTCCCATGTCGGCCTCCCTGTGATTCTTAGTTGCTCCGATTCTTTGCTTAGGATTGCGGTAATTTCTGCTTTCTTCTCGGCTGGGGACTTCTCAAGTACCAGGATCAGTTTCCGGATCTCAGGCAGGAATTTGAGAATACCAGCTATAAGTTGTAAGATTTCCGCTAAACCCATTAGTCCTTTTTGCCAACAAGGGCCTTGAGAACCATAACCAAAAGCTGAACGATCCCGTTAGCTTTGATGGCCGGGATCAGAGACAGGGCTTCAGAAACCCCCAAAAGAACTGCGCTTACAAGTGCGATTTTTTCCATAATTACTCCCTCTTAAAACCTTTCTCTAATATAGAGTCTAGTTTATTTTCAATTCGGTCAAGACGCGGTGCTACTTCTCGATAGGTGGTAAAGGTCATGTGAGCGTAAGCGGTCACTGCTCCTACTGCCCCCACTAACCACATCAGAAGCTCTAAGGTCGAAGCTCCGCGCTTGTTCATGTTTACCTCACGATTCTAGCCCGAGCAGCAGCCCGTTCCGCTTTCACAGAAGCGGGGCAGGGGATACCTGCGTCGATTTCACGAATGACCATCCAGTCAGTTGAAGCAAGGTAGGCAAGAGCTTCGGCATTGGCCTTCTCTTGAGCTACTTTACTTGCAATGTCCTCAATCTCGATGGTGTACTCGGCCCGGAGCTTGACCATCGGGACGGTCACGGCTGGGACTGCTTCTTGAACGATCTCTCCTGCGTCGTTTACTACTTCTGCAATCGCAGGGGATACTTCATGGTCGAATCGTTCGATAACGTCTGCTTCATCGAAGTCTGCCGAAGCAGGGACTGAGCGTTCTGGTTTTCCCCATGAGTTTGAAGCGATACAGTCAGCGATCCACTGAGTCGGATCGAGCATTTCGGCTCCTGCAATTTGCCCAAATTGATTTTTAATAGTTATTTTTTTCATCAGTTTCCTACCCTTACAATACTAATTTGAGTTCTAGCCGCACTATAGTTTTGAAGAGTTTTTGCAGACCCACTGTCTTGAAAAATATAAACTCCAATTAAATCTCCAGCAACGCAACGAACAAGACCAGAACCAGAGGTTGCGTATTGAATACTTGATGTAGTTGGGGCAGCACTACCATCTGCAAACCCCACCCCGTTTTTAACTAATTGCAAAGCAGAATAAGTTCCGGCAATAATGGCGTTTTGAAACCCCACAGTAGCACTCACCGAATAAATCCCAGAAACCGGAACTCTATACACTGGATTTTGTGTTGCCCATGTTCCTGTAGCGGGGTTATATGCCCCAGATGATGCAACCCAAGAATTGTGTGTATCAATATCGGCGGTAGGAAAGTCAACATATGTAGCAACTGACGAGTTGATTGTTGCTGCTGATACGCTAGTTCTTTTTAGAGCCACCGTTTCATTCGCAGCAATCACCGATGGCCCGGAGAGGCGTTCGATAGAAAGATATGTGGTATTACCATTTGCCACTACCGAATATGACGAGTCTCCAGAACTAACATACAATTCAATAAAATCGCCAGCACTACATTGAAATGTATCTGAAGAAAGACAAATAGCATCAGATCCAGAGTTTGATGGAATAAAGTTAATAGCAACAGAAGAACCATTTTTATACAAATAAGTTTGAGCAACTAATCCAGCGGTTACTGCGGTTGTATAGATAGATCCAGTAATCCTATAAAATCCAGACACAGGAATTACATACCTATTGCTTCCAAGAACAGATGCAGTATGAGTATCAAAAACAGTAGCATTTAGCTGCACCTTTACAGGAGCAGTTCCAGTGACAGCTTGGTTTGCACCGCTTAAAAATAATCTTGCAGCCACCACCCTCGTATCAGTGTCGTTAGAGGTCTGAACATATCCAGAAGAAAAGCAGATATGGTACGCAACACCGACGTTGGCAGGGCGGGTTTCTGTTCCACCCGTACTCTGAGTTCCTGGTCCAGCAACCGGAGATCCGTTCTGACCGAGATAGTTACCCGAGCTAGTAAATGTGCCGCCAGCAACTTGAATAGGAGTAGAAGTGTGAACGTGGGCTTTGAAATCATCCAACTGACGGTTACCCATCGTAGTAGTGTTGGATGCGTTGCTTGGGTTAGTTCCAGCACCCCGAGCGAAGATACCCCGTAGGTCAGGAATGTTAAACGTAGTCGATCCGTCACCGACACCGTATGTCGTTCCGATAGCAGCGAAAAGCTCCGAGTACCCTGTACGAGATACCGCAGTACCATCGCAGTACAAGTAGCCACTCGGAGGAGTTAAGCTACCTGTGGCGATAATAGTGCCAGCAGGGTTTCTAAGCTGAACGATCGGTACAGTCTGAGGCCCAATCTTAAAGTCGTTAAAGTTGACCACATAGGCCGATGCAGAAGTCTGAGCTGTGATGACTGCTACCCGGTACTGCACGTTTGCAGGAGTACCGTCAGTCTGGAAGGTAAAAGTAACCTGGCCCACTCCGGAGCTTTGGTTCATCCCACGGAAGCCAGCGGGTTGAATCCACTGGTTCGCCGTTACGTTGTAAACCCAAATCTCAAGCGACTGAGTAGAAGCACCCGAGAGGTCAATCGTTCCGCTGACCACTTCATAGCTAAAAGTGCCCGTAAGAACCTTGGCTACGTCTTCCCGGTCAATCGTCAAAACACTAGAGATAAAGCCCTGCCCCTGAGCGTTTGCAGCCGACTTAGTGAGCTGCATATTGTACAAGCTCTCGCTAGTCAGAAGCGGATTGGTAGCGGTCGCAGCAATCGCCATCTGAGTAGCAGTAAGAGTTGGTGCTCCGCTAGGTACACCCCCTGAAAGAGTCAAAGTAGCTGCCGACCAGGGCGATACGGTGTTCTGTGCGAAGTTGGCGTTGGCACTAGAAAGAGCAAAGTAGTTCTTCGATCCACCCGCACCTGCTCCAGATCCGGAGCCTCCTACAACGTGCCAGCGGTTATCGCCTACATAGGTCAAAAGGACAGAGGCGTTGTTAGCAAGAGTGATGCTTCCCGCTCCGGTACGG